GATGATTCCACTACATCGATTACCGCAAATGTTGATGTGTCCGCACCCAATGTAAATGTAGCAGGTAATATTTTAAGTGGCCCATTCCAAGCTGGATCTATTAAAACTAGAGAATTTTTTATGGGTAAAGTATTAGAATCTACTAAAGCTAAAAAAAATATTGGTTATACAAAAACAGAATTTCAAAAATTGTCCCTAACAAAACAAAATGAAGTTTATGGAAAATATTTATCTGGAAGATTGGATAATAAAACAGATGCATATGGTAACCAGATAAGAAGTACTGGTGGTGATGGGGGTGGGCAAACACAACAAAAAACAACAGCTCAAATAGAAGCTGAAAGTGTAGCTGCACAAAAAGCTGAACAAGCAGAAGCAGATCAAGCTGCAGCAGAACAAGCTGATGCTTATAAGAAAAAAAGATTATCAATAACATCATCTAGATCTTTGTTTGCAAAATCAGGTGGTAGAGGATTTTTTAATTAATGGATTATTTAGATAACTCAGAAATAAATTACGGTACAGAAGATAGAGCATCTGAAATTTTAAAAAAATACAAAGAAGCTCAAAGTATAAAAGATTATTGGAAAGATAAATTTGAAGAAGCATATGAATACTGTCTTCCAAATAGAGAATCATTTTATGAAGAAGCTCCTGGTCAAAAAAGAACAGATAAGATTTTTGATGAAACTGCTGTAGTTGGTGTACAAGAATTTGCATCTAGATTACAAGCTGGTATTACACCTACATTTGCTAGATGGGCAGATTTCCAAGCTGGTAGTGAAATGCCACCAGAACAAAGACCGAACATAAATTTACAATTAGATAAAATTACAGATTATGTTTTTCAAATATTACAACAATCAAACTTTAACCAAGAGATACATGAATCATTTATGGATCTTGCAATTGGTACAGGAGTTATGCTTGTTGAAGAAGGTGATGCAGTTAATCCAATTAAATTTACAGCAGTACCATTAACTAGAGTTTGTTTAAACACAGGGCCAGATGGTGCAATAGATTCTGTATACAGAACTAGATATTGCAAACCAAATGAAATAAAAATTTTATATCCTAAAGCTAATTTACCAGAAAATTTTGATCCATTAAAAACTAAAAAGAAAGTTAAAATTATTGAAGCTGTTTATAAAATACATGAACAAAATGTTGAAAAATATAAAATGTGTATCATTATGGAAAATCCTAAACATATTCTTTATGAAGAAATGTTTGAAGGAGAAGGAGCTAATCCTTATTTAGTATTTAGATGGAACAAAGCTTCTGGAGAAGTTTATGGTAGAGGGCCAGTATTTAATGCAATGGGTGCTATTAAAACTTGTAATCTTACAATAGAATTAATTTTACAAAATGCACAGATGTCAGTAAGTGGTGTTTATACTTATGAAGATGATGGTGTAATTAACCCAGATAATATTTCATTAGTACCTGGATCTTTAATACCTGTAGCTCCTGGAAGTAGAGGTTTATTACCTATACAATCAGCATCTAATTTTGATGTAGCTCAATTAGTATTAAATGATATGAGAACTAATATTAAAAAAGCTTTATACATGGAAGCATTAGGTAGACCAGAAGGAACTCCTATGACAGCAACAGAAGTTTCTGAAAGAATGGCAGATTTATCAAGACAGATTGGTTCTTCTTTTGGTAGACTTCAATCTGAATTAATAACTCCATTGTTAAAAAGAATAATTAGAATTTTATCTAAACAAGGTAGAATTGACATCCCTAAAGTAAACGGTAGGGAAGTTAAAATAGCTCCACGTTCACCTTTAGCTCAAGCACAACATATGCAAGATGTTTCTGATGTAACTAGATTCAATGAAATTATTGCATCTAACTTTGGCCCACAAATGATTAATTTAATTGTTGACCAAAATGAAACTGCGAAATATCTAGCTGAGAAAATGAACTTGCCTGAGAAGTTAATTAGAAATGAAGAAGAACAGAAGCAATTAGTAGAACGTTTACAACAAATGCAAGAAACACCAGAGGAGGTTGAAGCTCCACCAGGAGCATAATATGGCTTGGAAAGATCTAGAGAAAGAGAAGCCCAAAATAACAAATAGTATTGATGGTTATGTAAGATCTGCTGAAGATGAGCAGGTTTTAAATAAACATTTTGCCAATGTCTTTAAAGGAGATGAGGGTAAAAAAGTTTTAAACTATTTACAATCAATAACTATAGAAGCTGTTGCAGGGCCAAATATAGATAGCAACAGATTGTTTCACTTGGAAGGTATGCGATTCCTTGTGGGCATAATTAAAACTCGTATAACAAAAGGAGAACAAGATGGCAGATGATAATGCTAATGCAGCACCAGTCGCTACTGAACAATCTTCAGAGGTAACTAAACCAGATTATATTCAAGATAAATTTTGGAATGCTGAAAGAAATGAAGTTAATGGAATATAAATTAAATATTCCAGAACTAGATTCTAATGTTAAGTTAGAAATAAATAACGAAATGCCTATAGTACAGTGGGGGAATCAAACTGCTAGAAATTCAGGTTTAACTCAAGAACAATATGATGAAGGTGTAAAAGTATTTGTTGAAAATGCTACTGCTAATCTTCCTAATCCAGATCTTGAAATACAAAAACTTGGAGATTCTGGAAAAGAAAGAATTGAAGCTGCTGAACTTTGGTCTAAAAAACATTTAAGTCCAGATGCTTATAATGCTATTTCTAGTTTTGCAGCAACTGCAGAAGGTGTAAAAGCTTTAGAAGAAGTTATGAAACTTACTAAAGATAGTAATATGCCTACAAGTCAAACACAAGTTGATGTAACTGCTGATATGGATGATCTTAAATCTATGTTAAAAGATCCAAGATATTGGGATTCAAGTAGACGTGATCCATCTTATGTAAAACGAGTAACTGAATTATATGAAAAAGCGTATAAAGGACAAAAACAAGCCTAAGTTTAATTTTAAAAAACTTAAAAAGCCAATAAAATGGCTTGACTGTGTTTCGCAAACTGGTTGGTTATCTGTAGCTCAAATGGAAGCTGCAGAGCCAGCAGTTTGTAAGACTGGTGAATTTTGGATATACAAAGATACTAAAGATTTTATAACTTTATTTGGTACATACTCTCAAGACAAAGATGGTTCAATTGAATTTGGTGAAGTAATTACTATTCCTAAAAAATGGATATAATTGTGCGTTGTCAACGATAACCTTTATACAATATTGGTTTATCAAGACCTTTAGAATGTACAATGATTGCCCTTAACTGGATAACAATCCTCTGCATTAAAAAGATAATCGGTAATTTAACATTAACTTAATAACACGAGGAAAATAAATGGCAACATCAATAACTAATGCCTTTATAACTCAATTCGAAGCTGAAGTTCACATGGCTTATCAAAGAATGGGTTCAAAATTAAAGAACCTAACAAGAACTGTGAACGGTGTTAACGGTAATACTGTTAAGTTTCAGAAAGTTGCAAAAGGATCTGCAAACACTAAAGCAAGACATGCTGAAGTTGTTGCAATGGATCTAGCACACAGCAATGTGACAGCAACTTTAACTGATTACTATGCAGCAGATTACGTTGACAAGTTAGACGAGTTAAAGGTAAACATTGACGAAAGACAAGTAGTTGCAAATTCAGCAGCTTACGCTTTAGGTAGAAAAACTGATAGCGTTATTACTTCTGTAATGGAAAATGCAACAGCACTTGCTAATAACTCAGCTGGTACTAGTACTGGAATGAATCTTGAAAAAGCTCAGGCTATGATGGAATTATTCAATACTAATGACGTTCCAGATGATCAACAAAGATACTGGGTAGTTGGGCCTAAACAATGGTCTGATCTAATCAACCTAGATCAATTCTCAAGAGTCGAGTATGTGGGAGAAGGTGAACTTCCTTATGCTGGTGGTATGACTGCTAAGAGATGGTTAGGATTCTTATGGTTTGTACACAGTGGACTAGAAACTTCTGGTTCTACTGATAGACATACTGTAGCTTTCCACAAATCATCAATTGGTATGGGAATTGGATCTGACGTTAAAACTGAAGTAAACTATATACCAGAAAAAGTTTCTCATTTAATTACATCTATGCTTTCTTTAGGTGGAACTTTGATTGACTCTGATGGTATTAGAATACAGAAGTGTGCAGAATAATAATCAAGGAGATATAATAATATGACATACGCAACTGACAATCCTATTAAAAAGGTAGCACAGATGGGTGGCAACTCTCTTTGGTTTTATACTGACGGAGATGCTATCGCAGCTGTAGCTGCAAGTGGTTACTTTAACAGCGCTTACGCTGAATTAAAACAAGGTGATTTAATTCTTTGTTCTATCGGAATCGGTGGAACTCCAGAAGCAGATCTACTTACTGTTACTTCAGCAACTGGTGCGACTACTGTAACAACAGCTAAATTAGCATAAAGCTAATTCAATTTAGGGGGAGCAATCCCCCTAGATTTTTTTTTAAAAAATTATGGCAACAACAAATATAGATATATGTGCGAGAGCTTTAGTTATGATAGGTGCACAACCTATTACATCTTTTTCAGATGGAAGCACAGAAGCATTAGTTGCTAGTAACATTTACGAAGATATTACAAGAGCTGCTCTTACTAGATGCAGATGGAGATTTTCTACAACTCAAAAAGCATTATCATTATTAGCTTCAGCTCCTACTGGTAGATATGATTATGGTTATCAAATACCAACTGATCCAGAAGTTTTACAAATAAATACAATAACAGTTAATGATATTGTAATTCCTTATTCAAGATACAAAGATTATATTTATGTTAATGGTTATGGTTCTAGTAATACATTAATTATGGATTACATTTACAGAGTAGATGAATCTTATTTTCCACCTCATTTTGTTCTTGCTTTAGAATATGAATTAGCTTCTATATTTGCTGGTTCTGTTGCTAGAGATTCTGCTATGATTAGACAGTTTAAAGAACTAGCAGAAAGACAATTTTTAGTTGCTAAAAATATTGATGCACAAGAAACAACTACAAAAGTTTTAGACTCTAATAGATTTATCAATCTTAGAAGATCTACTAGAACGGATGTATAATGGGAAGAACATTAAAAACTGTTATAACGAATTTTTCGTCTGGTGAGCTTAATCCATTATTAGCAACTAGAACAGATGTACCATCTTATTTTCAAGGTGCTAAACAATGTAGAAATTTTGCATTATTAGCTGAAGGTGGTTTAATGAGAAGACCAGGTACTTCTTATCTTGC